TTGATGTTCCTGATTTGCCTGGAGCTTTACTGAATAAACCGTAGTGTTCCCAATATCTATCGATATTAGCACCGTTTGCAACTGCAGTTGTTAATCCAACTCCAGCAGGTTGATCCAATGCTTCGATAGTGATTGTTGTTGCTGAAGGAAGAGCTAACACTCTATATTGAGTGGTGTGCGTTTGTGGAAACGTGATTATATCTCTTAATGTGAATACGTTCGAGGCTGTAACTGTAATTAAAGTTTGTCCAACTGCTTCTGCACCACCTGTAGTGGTTACTGTATTGTTGAAGTATGCATCACTAGATGCACAAGTCGAAACTTTTAATGAATTACCTTTAGTCCCTGCGTATTTTGAAATGAATTTTCCAACAGTTCCTGCCTGTCCACCTGCTTTATATGTGTTAACATAGTCATCATGATGTTTAAGTAAAGATGCCCCACCACTTGCGTTAGCAGATTTTAAACCATTTGAGTTTATTCTTACTACTCTGAGTGATGAACCGTACTTTAGGAAAGATTCCGCTGTGTAAAAATTCTCTGCACCTGCATCTGTATTTACAGGTTGACCAAATGTGTCTACTAAGCCCTTTGAATCTGAAACTGTTATTACTTCATCAACAGGGCCCCATTGAAATGAACCAGCGAATGCACCCGTAGTTGTAGAAACTGCTGGTACAACATTCGTTAAGTCAATCTCGTTGACCTGTACGCCTGGTGATACTTGAAATGCCATACTTTTCTCCTGTTAATGTAAAAAGTTATTGTTTACTGTTTTATTTATAACAATACAGTATCTAACACACCGATTTACATTCTCTATTATTTATGTTCCTTTAACATACCACCTATCTCCTTCGTCATCAACGAATGATGTGGCTTCGGGTGTCTGATTTCCAGCTCCAAAGATACCTGCAGGTAGTAGGTCGTTTTCTATTAATTTTTGCTGTTCTGCGTACAAAAGGTCTTTAATTTGATGGTTGGTTAGGTGGTGAAAATATTCAGTGGTAACAAACCAACTGAATAGTACACAATTCATTACTAAATCATCATGATACCCTTTTGCCGCTTCAAACGACATACCTTTATTTATGAATGTCATAAGTTCAGTAATGGTGTTTCTATCGCATAATGAGAGTCTATTTTCTTCTAACAACTCTTTTAACGTAGAACACCCTATTCTTTTAATTTTCTTGTTCATGGTTACACCAATATCTTCAGTTTTGGTCATACCTTGAACAAAAACATTATCATATTCTATATCGAAGTGTAGTTGTGTTGCCACCATACCACCTTCTGCATTGTTCTCAATAATTACTAATGCATTGTTATACGCACTTGCATACTTATTTATAATATCAGGTAACAGCATGGGACTTATCATACTGTTTCTATACGTTGCAACCTGTTCAAAAGGTTGTGTTGAAATGTCAAATATTGTAAAGGTAGAATAGTCCATACCCCTTCCCTTTGCAACGTCAACCGTACAGACGTATGTGTGGTCTTCTGCAGGTTGTTTATACATGGAGAAGTCTTCCTTACCCCATTCTGCATCTAATGCTCTCATACCCAACAAACAATTAGAACTAATAAGTGTATTACCCGTTCCTAAGAATGAGTTCCCATACTCTTGTTCGAACTGAGTTTCCGAAGTGTTTGCAATAGTTTGTTTCTTCCACTTTGCATCTCGGCCTGGAACATCGTCCCAATTAATTGTAAATTGTTTATATTCTGATTGTTCATGGACGGCACTTTCGTATATCTTATAGAACATATTACCCACACCATTCGCAGTAGAAGTAATAATAACCTTTGATTCTTTACCTGATGTTACCACTGGATATGTCGCAGTATAGAATTCCTCTGCATTTTCTACGAATGCAAACTCATCGAGGTATAGTAAGTTAATTGAAAGACCACGAATCGAACTTGAAGACGTGGCGGCTGCAACCAGTTTACTATCATTCGCAAACTCTATGTTACCTTTGTTTAGAATCTTAACCCCAGGCTGTAAAAAGAATGGAACAGACTCTAACATCGTTACGATACGAGCAACCATTTCTCTTGCGATTGCACCTTTGTTCGCAAGGATAGCAACAGTAACTTCAGGGTGAAACAGTAAGTACCATATTAGATATGCACAAGAAGTGATTGATTTACCCGACTGTCTACTCGCAAGAACTACATTGAATCTATTATCATTAAAGTGTTGTATTAGTTTATCTTGATACCCACGAAGTTTAAAAGGAATCATACCTTCGTCAAGAGATATGATTTGGGTGTAGTTCTCAATAAAGTGTACTGGGTCTTTGGAACACTTAATGTATTCACTCAACTCTTCTTCTGTATACTGAATATCTACTCCAGCCTTTTTAATTAAGGTATTACCAAGATACCCCTCATTTTTCGCATCAGTCATTATTCTTTATTTTTCTTCAAGTATTTTTGCAAGTCCGAAGTACTTCCCACATATAGGTGATTGTGTTGTGTTTTTAGATTTGGGTTTTCGTTTTCTAGTTCTTTTACTTTCTTTTGTAAGTCTAGAAGTTTCTCTGCAGTATCACCAACTGTCTTTATAAGTTGTCCTGCGACCTCATATGCACGAGGGTGTTCTGTTTCCTTACATAGGTCTAATATACCGTCTATTGCATCTTGTCCCCGTTCTACGAGGTTATAGAGGGTCTCACGACCATATTTGTAGTCGTTATCAACCGACTCTGCACGTTGAAGTGCAGGTAGTTTAACTACTTTAGCTTCTTTTTGTATATCGGTAGAAATATCTAGGATTTCATCCAATTTAGAATCAATATCTTTTGCCATAATTTAACTCGCATCTTCTGTCTGATTGTCTGAGTATGTTTTACCCGTTCCGTCATCATAGAAATTCACTGTTTCTGCAACTACGAAAGTATCTTCAGGGTCAACAGACCCAACAAACTTAAGTGTAGTTGGTCTTGTAAGTGTTATTGCACTTGACAATACAATTGTCAATTTATTATTTGCAATACTACTAACTGTAGGATTCGTTGCATTACCTGTATCGAACACTTCGTCTCCAACACTTATAGAACTATTTATTGCACTAGCAAAAGTAACTGTTGTACTTGAACTTTGTGCGCTTGCAACTTCTCCGAATGCAGGTTCATAGTGTTTAACTTCTTTCACTAGTCCTGATTCTGTTATCTGCGTGGTTGAGAAACCTTTAGTTACATCAGGATTAATGTATGTTCTTTCGATAACGTTCTTAATAATCTTACCGTTGTAGATTGGCCCGAAGAAGTATAGTTTCATATCAAAGGTAAGTGTATGTTCTATAACCCTTCTTTCTGTAAAGTCTCCCTCATAGGTATCTGTCATTTCTACACCTGTAAGTGTAATTGGTACATCTCTAACCTCACTCATGTCGTCTATTATCTTCATAGACACTGTATATTCAGGCTGGAAATAAGGAAGTATCTGTTCTACAATTTGAAGTCCGTCATTAGCTTGTTTTGCAAGAACACTAAGTGTAAAACTTATTGTATAAGGCGCTGGTGCGTATTGAAATCCCCGATTAGATTTATCTGCGTTTAGTCCACCTTTTTCTGTTCGGATTAGTTTATTTTGTTGTCTATCTGCATCATACTGGAATCCAGTGATTTCAAATGCAAGTCTAGGTAGACTGATTGCACTTCTATTGTTATCACTTAGATTTGCTTCTTCATTAAGTCTCGCTAACCATTTTGCTTTTGGCCCATATGATATAGGAACTATCTGTTGTGCAAGAACCGTACCGTCTGCTTTAGTCTTTTTAATCGTAATATTATTAAAGAGTGTACCAAAAATAGATACACTTCTCTTAATAGTTTCATGATAGAAATGCGTTCCAAACATTATGCATTCGCCTCTATGTAATCTTTTACTTGTTTAACTGTATGAAGTTGTTCTGCATCTTCGTCATAGATTTCTATACCATACTCCTCTTCTAATTGCATAACAATTTCAACAATGTTAAGTGAGTCTGCACCCAAGTCTTTAACCAAGTTTGAATTGTCTTGAACTAAGCCTTGGTCGCAACCAAGTACTTCTGAAATTATTTTTTCTACCATTATGTTACCTCACCGAATGGGTTTGTCTCTGAGAAATCTAAATAATTGTCTGCCTTAGTCTCAAAGTCTAAGTTATCTGCAGCTCCGTCATTACTCATAGTCATTACATCTACAATACTTGAGATTGTATGTGATGCACTTCCGTCTGCACCGACAAGTACATCTCCGACAACAAGTGTCTTAGTGTTATCTCTAATTTTAAGTTGTCTAGTTGTTGGGTTCCAAGAAATAACTTCTCCTACTACAACTGAACTCAATTTAACATTCTCGTTTGCGACATAGTTACCTGAACCACCACCAGCCATTGTCATATCAATATGATATGCTTGTTCGTCTTCGATAAGGTCAATATCTGTAACATTAGTATCAAAGTCTTCTCCACTGTACTCAAACAATTCGCATTGTAATTTAAATACAAATAGTTTACCGACTTGATAGAATGGATTCTCGTGTTCTACAAATTTAATTTCAAACATTGAACCTGACATAGGGAAGTGTATTAAATCCCCTTCGTTTGGTCTTAATGATGTTGCGAGGTTAGAATCCAAAGATATAAACCTTTCCCAACTTCTTAATGAGATTACAAAGGTTGCAGTATCCCTAACTGAGACACCAAACTTAGACATTAAGTCTCCTTCACCTTCAAACCCCTCAGAATTTTCAATATACATTTCAACCGAATATGCATCACCAAATTTTGACTGAACGTCTTCATTTAATATGGTGTCTTCTTCTATTATTTGTCTAGGTAGATAATGTGTTTCATGTCCATACATTCGTAAAGACTCGACAACCAAATCTTCATAAAGATGTTGTTCGGTGTTAACTGCATGGTTGAAAAATACGTTAGTCGGCATGACTCTATCCCATCATGTCCATAACAGGCATTTCGTAATTTAACCTTGACTCTTCCTCTAGTTTTGTGATTTCTTCTTGTGCTTCAGTCATCATACGTTCTGCATCTAGAGTTACACCGCCTGGTAGTGCAATACCACCAAACTTAGAAAGGTTTTGACCCCATTGATATTTAACTTTTTGGGTTGCATATTTCTTTAACCACATATCGTTATAGACATCAGTCATATCATTTGGGTCTATCTTTCTGTAACATTCTATGATAATCCACTCATCTGCAGTCAATTTTGATGCATTATAGTCAATATACAATCTATTAGAATGCATATTATATCTTATTGGTATTTGACCTACCAACATTTGATTTAATAATGCAAGGTGTGATTGTACTTGTGAGTAGTACATTACACTTGTAGAAGTTAAATCCCACAAGTCATTTAGTCTAAGTTGATACTGAATATCAAACATATTAGATTGTGTTCCCGAACTAAATGGGAATAGGTTAATTACTGAAAGAACGTGTTCGGGTAGTGTTAAATAGTTCTTACCTTCTCCGTAAGTTTGGTTTGCGATTGCTTGAGTTCCAGTTGTTGCAGCTGCGTGTGATTCATTAGTTTTAAATGAATCAATTTCTGCTTGAGTAATTTGGTGTTTTAGATAGGTTTTGATACTCCCATCGTAATGAAATTCACGAAAATACTGCAGTGCTTCATCGACTCTATCGTCTAATTGGTCGTCATCGATGTTAATTTCAACAACAGGAGCTCCTAATGCTCTCTTGATGTAATCTTTAAATGTTGCCTTTGAATTAGGTGCTGCCATAATAGTTTCCAGTAGTAATAATCTTAACTATTACTATTTATAACGTTTGGGAACCTATTCTTGGAAGTATGTCTTAGATTGTAGTCTATCTATCTTTTCGTCTATTCTTTCCATAGAATCAATTAAACGTTGGAAGTCTTTCTCAATTTGGTCTCTAGTAACATAATCTTTGGCAACTTCTTCTCTTGTCCTATTGATTAATATAGATATTCTTTGTTGTTCAGCTACAATATTCCTCACCAAAAAACCGATGGGGGCTAGAATAAGCGTTAAGATTACATTCCAAATAATGTGAGCGTCTATGATGATTTCCATAGTACTATTTAGATAATCAAACTATCTAATTGCGTTCCCTTTATCATCTATATCAAATAAAAACTCATCGGGGTTATAGTTATCAGCTTCAAGACCTTTACAAAATATTGCATCATCGTTTAGATATTTTAAGGTACAATTAAAAGATATACTATATCTCTCTTTGTTTGTTGGGTTGGGTTCTACCATGTGCATGAGACCACTTGGGAATAATATACACTCACCAGTATAGGGTTCAAAATATGAAGAAGTTGGTGTTCTAAGACTATGTGGAAAATCTGCAGCCACCTTTTGATGCGTATCAATCATTGATATACGACCCTCGTCACCGTCTCCATGAATATAGAATACACCACTATACCAACAACCATTATGTAAATGTGGTGCGTTCCAAGCACCATTATTGTTAATGTTTGCCCATGAATTGTTTATATCTAACTTACACTCTGAAGGTTTAAGTCCATGAAAAGGCATTACTTCGTCAATAAAAAATTGTTCTATTCTATTCATGCATTTCTGAAAAGTTGGGCTTCTTTCGCACCCATCTTTTGATTGCCAACCTGTATATTGATTAGAGAGTTGTCTTCCTTTTGGGTCTCTTCTTCTCATGGCGTCCATTTCGTTTCGCAACATTAGACAATATTCTTTTGAAAATCCCTTATCTTCAGGTAAGCCTTCTTGCGTGAAGTTCCTATGGAATACATAAGTTGGGAATAGTAATCTAACTGCCATTTGGGTCTCTGTTGAACTTCCATACAGTTGTTTCTTCAACTTCTTTTAGAAATTCTATTGGAATATTGTGGTCTGATATAACCGTTCCTCTATCACTGATGTTTCCTACACCATACTCACTAATATAATATTTGTTGTCTTTTATAGACAAATTATTAGGATAAGCAACATTATACTTATCATGCAGATATATAGGGTACTCATTTTTATCACTATCACTTGTAATTAAATACTTTCTACAATCTTTGTTTTCCCAAGCCTTTTCAAACAGTGATACATCTTCAAACATACCTTTTAGATATTCATCACCAGTCATAAATGTAGGTGTACTATTAAATATATCAGGTCTTACATTCAGTTCTAAGAAATACCATTCTCCTTTAGAAGTGTAGGCACCACAAAAACTTCCTTCCCAACTTCCACCCATTTTAGCGATATGTTCTAAATATTTTTCAGACTCTTTTCTGACTATCTTATCTACGGAAGGACTTAATGGTTTCACATATGTGTCGAAATACCATACTTGTGGGATTACACCTTTATTCAACCCCTCACCTATTATCTCTTGGGTATGAGTTATAGAATATTCTCCATTTGAAACTACAAAGAATACATTTGTTTCTATCATATCATGCAAATATTCTTCTATGAAATAATCTGCATTTATACATCTCGGCCATTCAGGGTTGGTATTCAAATCTTTAAGGGGTTTTATGTCTTCCTCACTATTAATCACTATTGCAGGATACCAAATATGAGAGGCTTTCTCTACACATGGAAAGGAAAGTCCCTCACAATAATCTTCATCTAAATATTTTCCGTGTTTAACAATATTAGGAACCCTTACCCCAAGTTGCTTAGCTGTATCTTTTGCAAATAACTTGTCTGTTTCTAGACGACCTGATTTTTCTGTTGGGCCTATGTACTTAACTTTATCTTTAAAATAGGTATGTAAAAAAGATATATCAGGAATACAGACTTGAAGAATATCAATGTTGTACTTATCAATAAGTCCTTCTATAAATGCACATGATTCTATCTTTCTTTTTTCACTTATTTGAATGGGTATATCTTCCACTCTTTCTGGCGAATACTTACCAAGACCAGTTACCCTACGATTTTCTTCTTCAGTTAAAGGGGTTATACCAAGAGAAGATTCGTATTCATTTACATACGTCCAATTACTGTAAACTGTATGGCCAGAATTTACTAATTCTATCAAAGTATGAAAATGACAACGAGGAAGATTTAAATTTAGTATATTCACTCTTGTCCGTCCCAATTTAAATCCGTTCTTTTTAGTTGTTCTTCTTTAAAGTCTTTCTTCATTTCACCAGTATTAGGGTCAAAAGGACATTCTGTTAAATCTTCTTTGAAATCCTTATGTTTTGGTTCCCAAACTTTCCCTCTTTTATAAGGGCCTGCCATATGAGTGGATTCATCTCCAAAACCTATCCTAGATAACTCAGTCACCGTCATACGTTTATCAGGGTGTTCTGTAGTGTATTTTGATTGATTAGTTACATAAGACTCATGGTCTTTAACAGTATATGTCGCAACCCATTCTTCTCTTTTGTATGGAATGATTTGACAAATAGGTGTACCCTTTGTTATAACAAATGAATGGTCTACTTTGGGGTATAGAATAATTTGTGAATTGTCTTTATTTGTATTAAACTTATCAGTATCAATAATACCTTGCCATGTCGCAAAGTAATCATTCTGAAATAAGAAAGGGTCTAAGTAGAAACAAGAATAGCCTGGTGGTGTAGTTATACACCATGCATTAGACATTTTGAATGCATCTTTGACTGGTGCATCCATAGTAGACATATAGTTAAATGCATCATGCATTTGTATACTAGGGTGTGTTGCAGATGAATATTTCTCCATTTCAACATGGACTGTATCTTCAGTGTGATAAGATTTAGAATCAGAATCTTCATTTGTTACACCGTTTCTTATTAATATATCTCTATTTGCAAGAATAAGATACCCTGAAGATAACCAATCTTGCATTGCAGGACAAGACCTTATAGTCTTATTAACTACACCGTTTACAACTTCTGCGACCTTTCCTTTTTTCCACCAATCAGGTGTAACAGACTTTGCAAGAACTGGTTTAAAATTCTTTAAAGTTTCTTTATCGTATGTATGAAAGTCTATCATCGGCATGATAATTTTCCCCCTCTTCTTCTAATCTGACCTCGTCTCCACGAACCACTAATGAACGTCTATCCATGTACCTCGAACTTGGGTCGGGTGCATCTGCACCATGTGGTATTCTTCCGTCAAACATAATAAGTCTATTTGGTTTAAAATCAATCTCACCTATTTGGTGATTCTTAATATGTTCATCTCTACCGTCTAAACCCTGTTGAGGTTTATCATATAATCTTAATGTTCCACCCCACGCAGGATTCCAATATCTATTTGGGTAATATAGAAATGAAAGATTCCAACTGTCTTCTTCTGCACAATCTTGATGTGTAGTTCCCTGTAATCCTTGAGTCTGACTATTTAGGCCTGCGTATTGAAACCTTACCCATTTAAAACCAAACTCAGTTTGAAGTCTTCTATCTAAGTAATTTGTAAACCAAGTGTCTTCGATTCTGACATCTTTATCGATTTTATGAAAGTTTCTAAAAAATGTTGCACCCCAAAAACTATGGTGTGGTAAACCAGTTGAAGAACCACTACTGACTTGATTTGTCTTACTCCATATGTTATCAAGAGAGATTCTTTCATCATAATGATGATGTAATGGTTGAGCCAACCAATCATCTAATACATAAACTTTTGTTAAGGGTAAAGTCTGTATTTTGAAAGGTTCATCTAAATGAACAATCTCCATACTAACTCTGTTGGTGGTCTGGCAGTTTAGTTGGTGCTGGTATATGCATTGAATACTCGTCCAATTCCTTTAAAGTATCTTCACGAGTTGCTTTAATTTCTGCACATATTTGGTCTAATACACTGTATAGTGCATCACCATATTCCATAACCCTTCTTGCATTAGACCTAAATGGGTGGTTAGAACCCTCTCTACCTGCAAAAGTAACCTCACCTAAATCACTAAAACCATGCATATCAATAGTTTCTTTTAGATAATCTCCAACCTGTTCATTTAACCTTGACATAAGTTGATTGTTTAAATTAGTTCCCAAAGGTGGTTCTGAATTTGCAATATACTGTTCAACCATTTCTTTTTCTGCATCAGATAGGTCTAGTTTTTCTTGCATATCAAAATTTTGTTCTCTGTCCCACTTCATGATTTTGATTTCTATATCATCATACACCAACATATCATATTCAAACCCTAATTCAGGTTTGTCGACATTTTGAAATTCGTATTCCAATCCGTTAGGTTTTCTGACAAAGAGGTTGCTATCTTCCGTGAATATTAAAGCGTTTTTTACATTCATAATAATTTTCCTATAATCTCTCTATTATACCATATTATTGCGTGGAGTCATAGAGGTTTTTGTACTTGTTGTATACTTCAAGATTATTTATAGAGTCAAAATTCATATCATTTATCCAAGGCCCGCCCCTAGTGTAATGAATCCCAGTGTAATCCCACTTCTCTTCAGGGTTGTCATAACCTTCGACAAATATATATTTTTGAGGTATTTCAGATATTGCATTAGTCCATTCGAACTGATGTAGTTGTTTTCCTGTCCAAGTGTTCACAACTTCAGGTGTTAACTTCTTACAGTCCTCATGACTGTTGTTGAAAAACATCATTGAAGACCACAATTTACATGGATAATCTATGTTTACTTCTCCATTGAACTTAGACTCGTCATGTTTATATTGTGGGTATTTGATACACGCAACTGCATCATCAGGATTTAGATAATAGAACATAGGTAGTAATGACTTCTTAAATATAAAATCGTTATCCACAAATAGACTAAACCCTTCATAGTTCTCTAAGTGTGGTATAAGAAATCTACTGTATGTAAATTCAGTACTTTGATTTGCGTACTCCCTATTATAATCGGGAAGTTTAGAAATGTCAAGCAATTTAATGGTTGGACTAAATCTAGTGTACTCTTGAAACTCACCCAGTGAATGTGCATCTGAGATTGTTTGTGTGATTGACTTTTCACACACTTTCTCTAAATCATTCATTGTACTATCATAACCGATATAAACGGTTAGTGGTTTACCTGCAGAAAGTTTATGAACCTTTTTATTAAACTTAAAGACATCATCTCTAAATCCAAGTTCTGCTAAATCTGTTTGCCATTCTATCACACCCCGACATAGTTGGAATGCAATATTTTTATGTCTTCCTCTTTTGTCTAGTTTATCGCCCCAATACTCTAATACTTCATCAAGTGTTGTACTTGGAAAATCTGAGAGTTGTCCAGTCTTATCCCATATCATACACTCCATATCGTCATTTTCCATTTCTTCAAATACGCAAGAACGAACAGAGCCTGGGTGGATTGTTAATTGAATTAGGTCATCAACTGGATTTGTTGTATAACCTTGAATTGGTGCCCAAAGTCCTTCTTCTTGAATACTTTGAGTTAACCAGTGTGCTTTTGCACTATGGTAATAACAAGAACCTACTACTTCTTTTACTCTTGGGTCTTCTTTATGAGACGGTCTAACATTTACAACAGTATCTAAAATGTTAACTTCTTCATCTTCTTTTTGGAATCCGAATCCTGCGTGATTTCCCACCATGTTTAAACTAGAATAACCATGAGGAAGATACCTATGATAATAATTAGACTTATCTAATAGACCATTAAAACTCATGAATCTTTTTTCTTTTCTTAATTGAAGTGTATCACCCCATTTAAAGATTTTAAGTGGTGGAAGAATTTCTTCAAACAACCACTGTATGATTTTATATGATTCTTTATCTGTTTCACCAATATTAAGGGAACCTAAATGTAAGGCGTCCATAGTTTCTTTGGTGATAAGAGATTGAGCTTGCTCTAGTGTAGTAATTTTTTCCATAATATAATCCTTTTCAATATTTAGTTACAAGAATTAACTTGTAACTGGTGTAGCAGGCCATTGTTGAGATAGTGTACTATCCCACCTAATGACTGGTGTTCTACCTTGTCGGGCATAAGTTCCAGGCGTCCTATGTTGATATGTGAACGGTGTCTGACCTTGTCTTGCATATGTGCCAGGCGTTCTATGTTGATAAGTCGTTGGTGTTTGACCTTGTCTAGCATATGTACTTGGTGTTCTATGTTGATAGGTAAATGGTGTTTGACCTTGTCTCGCATATGTGCCAGGCGTTCTATGTTGATATGTAGTAGGTGTTTGACCTTGTCTAGCATATGTGCCAGGCTGTCTGTTTTGATATGTAGTAGGTGTCTGACCTTGTCTAGCATACGTTCCTGGCTGCCTATTACTATATGTAAATGGAGTCTGTCCTTGTCTCGCATATGTTGTAGGTTGACTAGCAATATATGGATATGGATTTTGTCTATTCGCAATATAAGGTTGTTGTCCAGCTACAGGATTCCTATAGGTAAATGGACTCCTATTATTATATGTGAACGGACTCTGACTATTACTAGGTTGTCTTGCGTTCGCAGGATACCTTGCGTTATATGTGAATGGACTCTGACTATTACTAGGAGACTGTCCATTAGCAGGATACCTTGCGTTATATGTGAACGGTTGTCTCGCATTACTAGGAGACTGAGCATTCGCAGGATACCTTGCGTTATAGGTATACGGAGTCCTTGCGTTATAGGTAAATGGACTCTGACTATTACTAGGAGACTGTCCATTAGCAGGATACCTTGCGTTATAAGTTCCAGGCTGCCTAGCTGAAGCAATGGCAGGTTGCTGGGTATTAGCGATTACTGGTTGTTGTGCTTGTCCGATTGCCATTATCTTTTATTCCCCCCGCCGTTATGAACTAACACACCTTCTGTAAAGTATGTTTTAGTGTGTTCAACGGAAGTTAAATGATAGACTGTAGCAGTTCCATTTTCTGTTATGGAGTTAACTGTTACCCCTGATTGACCAACTGTAAAGACTTCGTCTCCTACTGCGAGTTCTCCACTTAGTTCTATTCCCCAATCAACGTCTTTTAACTCAATATCACACTCTTCCTGATTCGCATATTTCCAACCTGAATCAGTGTGTATTGGGTGTCCACCTGTTACACCTAGTGTTTTTCCATTTGATAATTCTACGTTCCAAACTTTTATGTTTTCTCTTGGAACCATGACCTCAGTAACATTCTGAGGCATAAGTTTACCATGACTAAAGTCAAATGTCATTACTGCATCTCCAACATTAACGTTTTCTATGTTCATATGATTGTTATCAGCCATCAAAATTTGTGTTCCAGCAATGAAACACCCACCACCACCGCCACCATACGGATAAGTGTATGGATTACGATATGCATACGAAACTGGTGTCCTCTGTTGAAAGGTAAATGGATTCTGACTGTTTGCTATATAAGGAACTCTGTATGTAAATGGGTTTCTATATGTTCCAGGCTGTCTTGCATTAGCAATGTATGGTTGTCTTGCGTTTGCGATATAAGGAACCCTGTATGTAAATGGGTTTCTATATGTGAATGGATTTCTTGCATTAGCAATATAAGGAACCCTATATGTAAATGGGTTTCTGTATGTTCCAGGCTGTCTTGCGTTTGCGATATAAGGAACTCTGTATGTAAATGGGTGTCTGTATGTTCCAGGCTGTCTTGCGTTTGCGATATAAGGTTGCTGTGCGCTTACAGGACTTCTATAGGTAAATGGATTCCTGTTTTGATATGTACTAGGTGTCTGACCTTGTCTTGCATATGTTGTAGGTTGACTAGCAATATACGGATAAGGTTGTTGTGCATTAGCAATATATGGTGTTTGATTGCTCGCAATATACGGATAAGGATTTTGTCTATTCGCAATATATGGAGTCTGATTACTTGCTATATACGGGTAAGGGTTTTGTCTATTCGCAATACTTGGGGTCTGATTGCTTGCTATATACGGGTAAGGTTGTTGAGCGTTCGCAATACTTGGAGCTTGAGCATTTGCTATATAAGGGTACGGATTTTGTCTATTCGCAATACTTGGGGTCTGACTATTAGCAATGTATGGATAAGGTTGTTGTGCGTTCGCAATACTTGGAGTCTGACTATTAGCAATGTATGGATAAGGTTGTTGAACTGAAGTCTGACCCGAAGCGTTATTCCAAGTGGAAGGCCCAGTCTTTACATAAACCTGTTCTGCAGCTTTCCAAGTCGTTCCACCCGTCTTTACCCACGCACCTTGTGTGGCATTCCAACCTGTAGGTGTTTTGACGTGTTGTTTTCCTGTTGCCATCTATACTGCCTTATAAGTTTTTAAATTATTAATATGGTATTTATACCCCACTATTAGGAGTATAATACCCACAAATCACCAACTGCACCTGCACCACCTGTAGGAGCAGAAGTAGATTGATGAATATTTCTTGCAGTTCCACCAGCATTTGTTGCGTTAGTGATTGTAATCGCACCTGAAGCGATTGTACCTACTGAAATATTTGGAGAACCACTTAATCCAGCAGCTGTTCCTGAAGTATTCTGAGTACCTGATGCATTAACACCTGGCAAGTTGATATTTGCACTACCATTAAATGATACACCACCAATTGTTCTTGCACTAGCAAGAATAGTCGCTGTAGCAGCATTACCTGTTGTTGAACCTGAACTACCTGAAGTATTTCCTGTTACGTTACCAGTTACATTACCAACGAGGTTTCCTTCAAATGTTCCTGCAACTATTTTTTCTGAACCAACTGACCATTCGTCTTCTGATTCATCCCATATAAAGGATTTAGTTGCACTTCCACCTCTTAATACTGAGAAACCAGTATCTTCTGAAGGTGAACCTGAAGTGAAGTTTGAGTTAAGAACAATAATGTTATCTGCAAGGTTAATTGTTTCTGAATTAACTGTAGTTGTTGTTCCTGAAACTGTTAGCGTTCCTGCAATTGTTACATTATCGTTAAGTGCAACAACACCAGTTCCGTTTGCAGTCAAAGTTAAGTTAGTATTTGCACTTCTTGATTCGATTGCATCTACGTCAATTGAGTTTGAGAATGCAATTGCGTTTCCGTCTGAAGATGAAATGTTAGAACCTGCAGTAACTTGTACTGGGCCTTTCAATTCAATCTGACCAGTTCCTGTTGGGTCTAATTCAACATCACCTGAACCTGAAGTTGATACTTTTACGTTTTGGTTAGAGTCTGCAGAAATTGTAATTGTTCCTGAATCGTCTTCAACCACTTTCTGACCGTTAACATATAATGAACCTGGCCCAACAAAGACATCTCTCCACTGTTTACTTGCAGAACCTAAATCGTAAGTATCGTCTGTGGTCGGTAGGATATGACCACCGATTGTAGAAGCCGCAGTTGTTGTAACACCTGCGAATGAGGGTTTAGCTGAAGTTGCAATGTCCTGACCAATGGATAGTGAATGTGTTGTACCTTCTCCACTTGTTGCAGCTGATGAAGTAACACCAGTTCCACCAGTTATTGTTCCTACATAATTTCCTGTTGTGTCTGTTCCTAATGCAACACTATTGGCTGCTATAGTTAATGCAGTTGATAAGTTAGCAGAACCATCAAAACTACCTGTACCTGTTACATCTCCTGTAAATGCTAAAGTTCTTGCAGTTGTTAAAGTAGCTGCAGAACCTGTAGTACTTTGGTTAAGTGTTCCGACTGTAAAATCAAGCGTTCCGTCTCCGTCCTGATATGCAACTGTAACTCCGCTCTCTGTATTTGACGATACCATTGCACCGACAATGTCTTGAACTCTCTCTGCGTTTACTGTGACATCACCACTTGAGACTGTAAAGTCTGTTCCGTCAAATGTTGCGATACCAGCATTAGTTTCTGTCGCAAGTTCTCCTGCGATTGTTAGTGTAGTTCCAGTTGCAGAAGTGTCAATACCTGCACCACCAGCAATAGTAAACGATTCAGTATCTAAATCAACATCAATACTTCCACTATCTGATGCAATATCTAAATCTTGTGCGTTAAGTGATGTTGTAACTGCATCTACATATGCTTTAATTGATTGTTGAGAGGCGAGTGCCGTTGCACTGTTTGACGCCATATTGTCTTCATCGGTAATTGGTACATCAATAACGATTGTATCTGCACCGTCATTGTATGTTGCAGTTGCACCACCTGTTGCACTGATTATTCCACCAATCTTATCTGCGATTGCTTCGTTTACTGCAGTTCCAACTCCACCAGCGACCAAGTCACCTGATGAGTTAATTACCTCTACACCACCAACGGATAGACCGTTCTTTACGTTAAAATTCTTTTCTCCTGCCATTAGATTGTGCCTCCGTCAATTGCCACATTATTGATAGTCTTTGCGGCCGAAGCATTTGCTAAATGGGTATCGACTTTTCCAGTCGTGAAGTATAAATTTGTGGAACCTTCTGATAAGTCATCTGAGTCTAGTGTTGATAAAGCGGCAGCTGCTAACTTACCTGAACTATCAATTACATCAGCTGTTCCTACTTTTAGCCCGTATTCTATAACGAATTTGTTTTGAGTTGCCATGAAATTTTCCTATTATATGTGGGTTTATTATAAAACTATACCATTATTTAGTTAAATATTGTCTTGCCAAACCATGATTAATAAAACTTTCTTAATTATTTTATACTGCAATCTCTATTTTCTTAAATTTGAACACTGTAGAATTAGTACTTGCAGGTGTTACCCTGAGTCTAAGTGTCCCAATGTTAATATCTACAGTAAATGTTGCAAGAGGAGAAGAACCTGTATGCATTTCTCCGTATTGAACATGGTATCCTGTAGTTCCATTATGTAAAGTTTGTATTTCGATAACGTGGTATTCACCCGAAGTCGAATCACTTGCTTGAATTTGGTATTTTGTGCTTCTGTAACTTGCGATTGCCCATGAATCCAAAGTTGCTTGAGACGTTGATGTTGTTGTTAGTGTTCCTTCTGTAAGACCACCTGCATCTCCAAATGATAATGCACCACTACCATTTGTTTTTATAAATTGTCCATTTGTTCCATCACTGGTTGGAAAGGTTATGGAATTACCTGTAAGACCATTTGTTGCAGTTATTGTTGTTGCAGTTAAATCACCAACAAGTAAATCTGCAAGAGCATAATTACTTCCACTTAAATCAACTGTAGTTGTGGGTTCTACTTCTAACCCGTCAAATAACTTCCATGTTGAATCTGTTGCATCTCTGAATAAACCCGTGTATTCAGAAACACCACTTTCACCACTTAAGCCGTCATTATAGTTTCCATAAAAACCAATATCAATTAAATCTGCAGAAGTGTTTCCACTCGCAAGTTCCATCATGGAATCCACAACTGAACTTGTTGTAGAATCGATTATTGTTTGTGTACCTTGTACCGTTAGATTCCCACCAATTGTAAGATTACCATCAATCTCAGTGTGGGTTAACGATTTAATACCTAAGTCTGCGTAAAATTTGGATTGAGTAGCCATAGTACTATTTATACTTTAAAAGTATGCAGAAAAGAAAAGGGACTCCGAAGAGCCCCTTTAAATCATGATTTATTGAAGATTAAGCATCTACCAATGTTCT